ATAGACCGGCGCCGAACCCGGGTCCGGGTCCCGCACATCAATGTTCAGCTGGCCGAACTCGTCGAACCGCAACACACACCCGCGGCTGTCCGCCAACTTCGACATGAAGTCGTAGGTGGAGTTTTCCACGACCGGGCCGCCGGTGATGAACGCCCGGTCCGGGTCATACCCGTTCCACACGATCGGGATGGCCGGCCCTTGGATCAGGGCGGCGTAGCCGAGCGAGTTGATCGTGGCGTAGCCGCCGTTCGCGGCGACATAGTTTTCCAGCCACGTCACCGGGTCCGGTGGCCCACCGCCACCGTTGTTGGCGATGTAGTTGATGATCCAGGCGATCGCCGTCGGCCGGTCGTCCCAGGCGCCCGGATACAGGCCGACGATCGTCGGAGCGTAGGTGGTGACGATCGACGGCGGGTCTTCCCACGTCCAGTCCGGGTTGATGGGCAGCCCGGACTCCAGACGGGCCCGGATGACTGTCGCCGCCCGGGTCTGGGTGGGCATCGTGCCGCCGTTGGCGGTGATGTAGGTCTGCAGCCAGGCTGTCGGCTCCGGGGAACCGGCGGCGATGTACAAGGCGACCAGGGCAGCGTGGTAGGTGCCGACGATCGGGGGCATCCCGGCCCACGTCCAGTCGGTTTCAATAGAGGCGTGGGCCAGGATGCGGTTGTCGATGAGCAGCGCGGCCTCGGTCTGCGCGGGCATCAGGCTGTTCCCGCCCCACGCCGTCACCAGTTCGGTGTGGTAGGTGGTGACGAGGTCCGGCGCCCCGGTCCACGTCCAGTCGGTGCCGATCTCCTGGCCGAGCAGGAAACGGTCGTGGATGAGCTCCGCAGCCTGGGTCTTGTCCGGGGCGGTGCCGCCGCCGGTGGACAGCCGGCCGTTGACCAGCCGCTCAAACAGCTGCCGGTGCGAATACCCCTCGGGGACCTGGAACGGGTACAAAACCCGGTTCTGCTTCAGCTGGGAGACGCGGTCGGAGCAGGACAGCCGGACCGGGCCGTAGGGGGCGTCGTCGATTTCGACTTCGTCGATGCGGAAGTAGCCGAGCGGCACCAACTCTTGGGTGCCGTCCCCGAACGCCACACCGCGGGCAGCCCAGACCTCGCCGCCGTAGGGCTGAACCTTCTCCCAATAGTCCCCGGGCACCGTCAACTCCAACGTGGAGTTGTTGTCGGCGGTGGCGGCGAACTTGACGTCCCCGGACAGGATCGGGAGCTCGACACCGTCGGGGGTAGGCCCGAATTGGGTTTCGGTCAACAGCAGCGCCCGCGACACGGCGTGATGGGTGCCGGTGATGGTGTCCAGGAAGCGTTGGGAGACGGGGAACATCAGCCCGACGCCTCCTGCCAGGTGGGGAACGCATCCAAAACGTCAGCCCACGAGCCGTACGCGTCGATGATGGTTTGCCAGGTGGAGGCGGCGCCGACCACCGTCGCCGGCGGAGGGGCGACCTCCGTGAGCGGGATCGACCAATACCGGACCTGGGTGAGCTTCGACGGACGGGTAGAAGAGACGTCCCCCGCGGCCGCATAGAGACTGGGGAGCGCGACGGTTTCGGGGACATGCAGAAACAGCGGCATCCCCTGCGCGAGCGCATAGTCGAGGTCGTCGGCTTGGGCCTTCGTCGACGTCCGCAACTCGACGGTCACCCGTCGGGAGCCGGCCACATCCAACACGCCGATGGGGTCCGATCGGCCCTGCACGTCGTAGAACGTGGACCGGGACGGGCGGGTGATGTCCGACCAGTCGATCAACTGCACGCGGCGGTTGAACACGGGGGCGGCGATGAACTTCAGCCACACCTCGTCCAGCACTGCGGCCAGGGTGACCGTCGCCTGCGCCACCACCACATCGGGCACCCGCTCCGGGGTGGAAAACGCCCGGATCCGATAGGTGTTCGCTACCCCGGACGTGAACTCGTAGTCATCGACATTCCGGGCGAACACGCCCCCGGACACGGCGACCTTCCCGCCGCGCACCGTGGTCCACCGGGTGCCGTTCACCGGCCGCGAATCAACCACCGCCCGCAACGCCGTCACAGGCAGACCAACCGCGTTCACCCGGACCCGGCCCCGCCGGCCGTCGTAGGTGAGAGCGACGATCAGACCGGAGTCGGTGACGGTGGCGAACTCATCGGCGACACCGGAGGCGACAACCGACGCCGACGCGGTGAACGATGCGGTGTCGCCACCGGTCGGTCCGGACGGGGTGACCGTTTTCGACCCGGCATCCGTCGCGGTGACCGTGTCCGCGGCGGTGAGCAACACCGAGGGGCTGTTCCCGGCCGTGCCCTCCCAGGACGCGCCGCCGGTGTCGCCGTCGAAGTAGGTGTTGCCGGCCGCGGTGGTCTGCTCGACCATCAACGCGGTCAGCGTGACCGTGGTCGCGTCGAGTTCGATGATGCGCAGATCCCCGGCCCCGGCACCCACAGGAGCGGTGAACGGGCCGATCTCGACCCGGCTGGTGCCGTTCACGGTGAACGGCACACTCGTGCCCGAGTTGCTGACGAACGCACCCGTCATCGACGAATACCAGTTGATCAGCATTTTGAACGAGTTCGAAGCGCCGGTCTTCACCTGGACCGACGCCATGTACTGCTGCCCGGCCACCGCCGCGAACCGCGGCGTGGTGACAAAGTCGATCGCCCCGGACCCGCCGAACCCGGTGGTGCGGGACATCCCGGTCACGCCGGTCTGGCGGGTGTAGCCGGCGGGGGACGACGTCCAGTCGGTGCTCGTCCCAGTACCGGTGATGTTGTTCTTTAAGGCCGGGTTAACGACACCGTTGCGACGCAGCCCCACTGATCAGCTCCTGTCTTCGCTGGTCAGAGGTTGATCACTATTTAGCACAAAGTCTGCACTAACTAAGTGTGAGTGTTATGGTGATAATCCACTGAACCCCGGCGCCTTTTGCGCCGAACGATTGCAAAAAGCGATTCACCAACGTGGCCCCGGATGCGCTATTCGCCAAACCCGCCTCATTCCAGGTGAACGTGGCACTCCCGGCCGCCACCGTCGCCACCGCCTGCAACTGGTTCCCGGAAACAGACGGAACCGAGTCGAACACCTGCCGATACTTGTTGGTGCCCTGCAGATCGGTTTGCCCGGCCGTCACCGCCGTCACGCCGTCCCCGACGGCGATCCGCCCGTTGGTGGCATCGATCGCGGTAGAGGTGATCCCGGCCAGCCGGTTGAGGGTCAGGGTGGCCCCGGCGGTGAGCATCAGGTTTTCGGCCTCGACCACCTCATACGGGGTGGCGCGACGCCGCCATACCGGGTTCAGCCGCAGGTCCCCGTCCGGTCCGTGCCAGATGGGGGTGACGTCGTCGTCGCCGTCGAACTTTTCGACCTTGGCGTGTCCGTGCCAGCTGATCAGGTCCCGGTTTTGGGCAGGGGGCAGCCAGATGTCGGCAGACAATGTCACTCCTGGGGAGCTAGAAGGTGACGCCGGTACCGGCGAGGACGGTGCGTTTCGTGGCGCGGTTCTGCCGGATTATCTCGGCTTGGGCGATCCCGGCGATCTGCTCCTGCGAGAGCATGACGTTGACGGTGATCGGGCCGCCGCCACCGGTTTCTGTGTTGTCCGGGGAGGCTGTTCCCGGCCTGACAGACGGTGCACTGTTAGGGCCCGAGTTGAGAAGCGCGCGGGTGCGTGGGGCGTTGGTGACGAACCCGCCCCGGCTGCCGATCTGGAGCAGCTCCGGCCCGTCCTCACCAACCAGGATCGTCGAGTTCGGGGGAACCGAGCCGCCCTTACGGAACCCGAAGACCTGCTGCACATGCGTCACGACGTTCACGACCTTGTCGTGAAGGGCGTTGATGGCCGAAGCCAACGAATTAACCTCGCCCGTTCCGCTGACGTTGGCGTTGACCGCCACGGTCTTGCTGTTGACGTTGTTGATAGCTCCGGTGAGCGCCTGGTTTCCCTGTGTGCCGAGCGTGGGCCCGCCCGGCACGTTCCCAGTGGTCGTCACGGATTTGGGGATGACGGCGTCGATGGCCGCCTTGAGTAGCTGGTTGCCCGCCTTGCCCAGGGTGGCGCCTTCCGGCACGTTGCCGGTGGTCGTGACAGTTTTGCTGTTGACCCCGGCGATGGCACCGGTGAGTACCTGGTTGCCTTGCGCGCCGAGGTTCGGGCCTTGCGGCACGTTGGCGGTCACGGTGACCACTTTGGGGTTGACCCCGGCGATCCCGGTGGCCAACTCCCCAACCTGCGGCGTGCCGGTGACCGCGGCCCCTACATCAACCTTTTTGCTGTTGATGAACGCGATCTGGTTTTTCATGTCGACAAGGTTCGGGGTGCCGGTGACCCCGGCGAAAATGTTGACGAACTTGTCGTGGATGCCATCCACCTGCAGTTGCAGGCCTCTGACGGCGTCGCCACCCGCCACCTGCATCTGTACCTTGACGGCCTTGTCCTTCAGCCCGTCGATGCCAGCCTTGAGCCCGACGAGCTGATCCTTGAACGCTCCGGTTGCGGCGGCGGCCTGCTGGAACGCCTGCGCGGCTGCCGCATCGAACGGTGCCAAGGCCTGCGCCATGGCGCCGAAGAACCCCGACAGCACGCCGAGGATGCTGGCGATCACGCCTGTGAAGGTGGAGGCGAAGGTCAGGGCGTTGACGGTCGCGGCCAGGAAGAACGCCACAATCCCGGGGATGCCGTCGGTGCGCAGCCAGTCGATAAAATGGCCGATGGCGGGAAATACCTGGGTTTCGATGATCCTCGCGAAGGCGTCCATCCCGTTGGTGGCGCCGGGCAGCAACGATTGCAGCAGCCGCTCGATGGGCGGGCCGAGTTGCTGGAACGCGGACAGCAGGAGTTCCCCGGCGACCCTGGCCAGGTTTTCCCAGAATGGGGTCGTCGTCTCGATGATCTTCCCGAGTTCGGACAGGGACTGCCCCACCGTGCTGCCGATGGCGGCGCCCATCCGAATAAAGATTTCGATCACGGGGGCGACGACGTCACCCAACCCCTTGATCGTCGCCGCCAACCCCTGAACAGCCTTCTGCAACACACCGTCGAGGGACAACCGGGTCAGGACCTCGCCGATCCGGCCCAACACCGAACCGATCGCGTCGCCGAGTTGGCCCATCGCCGGCGCCGCCGCCGACCCGGCCAGGATGAACCCTTGGACGAGTTCCTTCACGCCCGCGGACAGGCCGCGGACGAACCCTTCGGTGCCGGACAGGATGGCGTTGAGGGCCTGGATGCCTTGGGCTGACGCGATGAAGTCGATCACGTTTTTGATCAGGCCGGAGATGGCGAGAGCGATCCCCTTGAACCCGTTCGTCAACTGCGGCAGAACCCCGGCAAGCTCCTTGAACGCCGGGGTCAGCTGCTGCACGAAAACGCCGGACACGGCTGCTTTCAGCCGCTCAAACGCCGGCGCGGCCGCCTCCGCAGCCTTCTGGATACCGTCCAGGCCCAGCATGACCGTGCCCGCCGCCGCGCCCAACGTGAGCAGCACCGGAACGACGCCGCCCAACACCTGCCCGATCAGGCCGCCGACAATCCCGACGATCTCACCGAGAGCGGACATCACCGCCACCAGCTCGAGGACACCGACCACGGCCTGCACGATCGGGCCGCCGATGCTGGACACCACCGAGTTCAGCGCGGCCATCTTCGACAAGAAACTCGTGGAGGCGCCGTCGGCGCCGGTGAACGCATCCGCCAGGCGGCCGACCGCGTCGAACACACCCAACAGACCGGAGCGTTGTCGGTCGATGTCGTTGTTGCCGGTGCGGCGGATCCGGTTGAGCTCGTTCTCGCGGCGGGCCAGATCCTCACTGGCCCGGATCGCGTCCGACCGGGCCCGGTTGATCGCCGCCTCCGCCGCAGCCACCCGCGCCGACGACTGGTCCGCATTGGCACGAGCAGACGCCAGGCGGGCTTCGGAGGCCTGCAGGCGGGCCGCTGCCGTGTCCGCCTCTTGCCGGACGCGGGTGACCCGTTCCTCCGCCGCGGCGATCTCATCGGTAGTCGCCCCCGACCGGGAACGGACCGCGTCCAAATCAGCCTGCGCCTGCGACAACCGGGTCGTCGAGCCCAAAGATGCTTCACGAGCCCGGGCCAGGTTGGTCTCCGCAACCCCCACCCGGGACAGGGCGGCTTCCTGCTGGGCCCGGGCCGCGGACAGCCGCTCCTCAACAACCCGGACCCGCTCTTCCGCCGCAGCAGAGCGAACCCGGGCGGCGGACACCCGGTCTTCGGCGGCGGCGACCCGGTCGGCCATCGCCCGCGCCTCAGCCGCCGCCGCACCCAACCCACGGGTCGACCCGGTGATGAGCAGCTCAATGGTGGAACGCACCGACGCCATGTCAGGCACCCCACTGGCGGACGGCCGCATCTAGCGCGCGTTGGACGGCGGCGTCAGCGTCCGGTTTGCTGCGCTGGATGGTGGGGTTCCACCAGTAGCCCGACCGGTTCGGCGGCCGGAACTGACGGCCCGTCGAATGCCGGTACCGCTCGGCGGCGTACCAGCCGTACCGGCCGCGAGCGCCGTACTCGCTCGCGTTCAGGATGGCGTGCGGTCCGGCGATGACCCGGTCCCCGCTTTGGTGGATTGTCGGGCGCACCAGCTTGCCCTGCCGCTTGTACGCCTCCCGCATCACCGCCCGCCGCAGCTTCGCGGCAAGGTTCTTCGCCAGGCGGCGCTTCTCCTTCACCATCGCCTTCTCGGCGTCCTCGTCGAGGTTGACCAGGGCGCGCTCAACCGCGGGGACGCCCTTGACCGTGATGTCGAAGTCCGTCGCCACAGCCCGCCCCCTCGTCAGCCACTCATCTGAGGACCCGGCCCGCTGAAGCGGTCGTCGCCCTGCCCGGTCTGGTCTTCGCGGTCAATCACGTCCTGCTCGTTGACCATCCGGATCGCCGTCTCGATACAGCCCTCCGGCTGCCGCATCCACACATCCATTGGGATCGACGTGCGGAGCATCAGAGCGACGAGGGTGTGGCTCAGGGAGCCACTTCGGTAGGCCCCGGCCCGTCTACAGCGTCGTCGTACTCCTCGAGGTCGACGTCGACCTGCTTACGCCACTCGATGATGTCCAGGTCGGTTTTCCCGGCCTTCGACGCGGCGTACCAGGCCAGATCGACGGTGTCGACCATGGACAGGTTTTTGGTGAAGTCGCCGAGGCTGCGACGCTCACCCTTGGGCTGGCCGGGGGCGTTCTCCCACGCCGAGATCGCTCTGGATCGGGCGATCACCGTGAACGACGGGCAACCGTCGGGATGGCAAGAAAACTTGAACATCAGACCCTTACGCCGAGCAGCCGGTGATGACGATCGTGTAGGTGACGCTGGTCGTGCCCGCCGAGTTGGTCACCGTGATCAAGTCGCCGGTGCCGGCGGTAACCACCACACCGGACGCATCCGCCGCACCCGACAGCCACGCCACCGCGGCACCGGGGCGCAACGCGATCCCGTCACCCGCCGCCATCAGCCACGGCACACCGTTGGAAGCGGGCCTGGTGACCTGCACGTTGTTCGTGTTCGCGGCGGCGGCGGACACGAGAATCGACTTGATCCGGGCGAACGCAATCGCCGTGTTCCCGAGCGCGTCGGTCAACGACCCGGCGAGATCCAGATCCTCCGTGGCGGACGCGGACAGCGTCCGGGTGGCGGTGTAAACCCGATCCACCTGACCCGCCCCGGTCCCGGAGCTGTAGGCGGCGGACGCCGACGTAGAAAACGGGTAGGTCGGTGCGCCGCCGACAATCGTCGAGCCCGTCTGGGACCCCGACGCGGACACCGTGAGATTTGCGGTGACAGCCATGATTCAGAAACTCCTTTAACCAATCCTGGAATAGACGGGGGACCCGACGATCTTGAGAGTGACCTGGGTTTCCTCGGTGGCGTTCGCGTCGCCACCGACGTTCGGGGCCGCAAGCTTCACCGAGCCCACCCAGCGCACGTGCTCCCCCACCTGATTCGGCAGGTGGTCCAGCACGAACGCCGCGGTTTCGGTGTCATGCACCGTCAGGTAGTCCGAAATCCCGCCACTGGCCCAATCGGCGAGGAACGTGAGGTCCAGCGACCAGTCCGGGTCGGTGTCCTCCACGATCGCGCCCGGCAGAGTCGGGTCGTCGGGGTTGCCACCGAAGGTGAACGTGGTGTCACCGACCTTGGTGTTGTTGGTGAGCGTCCACGACTTCAGCTGCGACTCGAAACTCGTGCCGCCGAGCGTGAACGTGATCGTCTTGAGCTTGCGTGCCTTGGGAGCGGCCATCTAGATCGCGACCTCGATCGTGAGTAGGTAACAGGGGAGCGAGGGGGACGACCCCCAATGGCCCGGCTTCGCCGCCGTCAGGGCGGCGTCGTCGGAGTCGTGTACGGCCTGCTGCACAGCGGGGAGCAGCGCGAACAACCGCTCCACTGCCCGCTCGTCCTGAGCGGCCACCAAAGCGACCTCAAACTGGGCCTCGGACGGTTCCGGGCTGTACACGTCGTAGGTCAGCTCCGGCGGTGCAACCACCAGAGCGGGGGGGCTGACAATCGTCTGGCCGATGTCCGCTTCCACCCGGATCTTCGTGGTGCGCAAGGTCTCTACCAGCGAGTTGAACGCGGCGGCGGCGCTCACAGCACGATCGGTTTCCGGTAGGCGCCGATACCGAGCAGGAGTTCGATGTCGGCCATGCCGCGCGGGACCGCGACCCGACCAAACTCCCCGTTGTCGATCATCCCGTCGGGGGAGCGGCGCAACGTGTGCTCCCGCACCGCCAACCTGAGCGTCCCCATATGAATCTTCCGGGACGGCGGCGGGAGCAACGCTTCGTCGCCGGTGGTGGCGCCGGAGAAGTTGAAATCCCCCGCCCGCTTCTCCTCGGCGTACTCCACCGCGGCGTCGAGCGCGACCTGCAGGTTGGCGTCGTCAGCGGTATCGGCCGCATCGATCCGCAACTCGGCCTTCAGGTCCTCCAACTGGGGTGGCCAGGGCACACCGATCACGCCCCTCTCATCACGGACTAGAAGGGGCGTGAACGGTGCTAACGTGAAGACACGGGAGGGCCCGGGACGCCGGGGAATCCTGTCCGCCTTCGCCCCCGGGTTAGAGCCTCAGGCTCTCTACTCGGGGGCGTCGTGCGTTAGACGGTGACCTCGGTGCAGCGGGCCGAACCCGTCGCCGACGACCAAATCCCGGTGATCAACCCGTCAAACACCGGGGCAGGAGCTTCCCAGGTACCAGCCGGGTCGATCTTGTAACTGAAGTCGGTCGTGGTCGTCGCAGCCCCATACCCCAGGTACAGGGTGGCTGTGGAGTCGTTGAACACGATCCGGTTGACCGCGTTGCCGCCGCTGGTCGCACCCACCCCGACCGCCGCAAACAGATTGACCACCGTGGCGGACGCCGCCACAGAGGTCCTCGTCGGGGTGTTTTCAGACATGGGATTCCCCTCGGGAGAAGTACTGGATCACACAGGCTGCGGAGACGGCGCCGCCGCCAACGCCCGCCGCACGCCCTCTTCGAGCGTCACCCGGGGGGTCAGACCCGTCCACCGGTGAAACCGGCCCGGATCCCCCACCCTGTAGCCGACACCAGTCGGCTTATCCGGCCGCGGCTCAAACACCGGCGTGTAACCGACCTGCTCGCAACACAGCTGCGCGAGCTCCAACATCGACGTACCCACCCCGGTGCACAGATTGACCGGCTCGTCGGTGCCGGACTCGGCCACCGCGAGCGCACCCTCAACCACGTCGTCGGTGTGGACCCAGTCCCGGACCTGCGTCCCCGGACCCCAAACCGGGAACGGATCCATGCGGGCGCGGGCACGCTCCACGATCGACGGAAACGGATAATCACTGCTCTGGTCCTCGCCGTACCCGCTGAATGGCCTGACCACCGTCACCGGAAGCCCAGACTCACGAGCCGCCCGCGCCAACTGCTCGCCGCACAGCTTCGCCCACCCATACCGGGCATCAGGCTGCTCAACGTCGTCCAGATCGATGTCGGTCTCGACAAGATCCTCACCAAGCAGCGGCGACACCTGCAGATGCACCGGGTACGCCGCCGACGACGAAAAGTAAAGGACCCGGCCCTGCCCAGTGGTTGTTGCCCAGTCGAACAGGGCCGAGTCCAACTGCAGGTTACGCGCCAACAGTCTGGGCTCGCCGTCGATCGCTGCCCGACCCCCGACGTGGAACGCGCAATGAACCACCAGGTCGTACACCGTCTTCAGCGACGACCTGCACACGTCGACAAGGTCGTCACCGGTTTTCAGGTCGCACTGCTCAACCCGGTACCCGCGCCGGTACAGCTCCGTGACCATGTGCCGGCCGACGAAGCCTTCGCTCCCCGTGACCAGCGCCTTCACCGGGCCACCCAGCACCCGTAGCTGTAAGCCCCACCCGCCGGGCGGTAGTCCAACTCCATGAACGCGTGCGGGCTGAATCCGGTCGCGTTCAAAATGTCTTCCACACCCGCCCGCGACCACGCGTGGTAGTGCTCGGGGTTGGTGTCGCCCCACGCCCCGATCGGGGTCGACAACGCCAGGAACCGGGCCTTGCCCCGGATCTGCTTCAACACCAGATCGGGGTCGTCGAGATGCTCCAACGTCTCCGTGCACACAAACAGGTCCACGCCGGGGATCTGGTCGATCGTCTCCTCGATCGGGCCCGTGAACTCGTGGCCGGGGGCGTAGTCGCCGAACAGGCGGACACCCTCAACATCAACAGACTTCAGGATCGCGCCGTCACCACACGACAAGTCCGCAGCATCCCCGCGAATCGCCCCCGCCGCCGAACGCACGAACTGGGCGGTCATCACCACCCGCGCCAGATGGTCCTGCCACTGGGTGTGATCGTGCGGGGTCGCGTAAATCCTGGCGAGCTCGTCGGGCGAGTAGGCGGGACGCAGCCGGACCCGGTCAGACATGGGCCCCCCGCAATGCCCGAACCTTCGCCACATCCGCGTCGAAATCCGACTCCAGATACGCCAGGAACGCGGCCTCATCCCGCGACAGCATCGCCTGCGAGTTCACCCGCTCATACCCGGCATCCACCGCCGCCTTACCCGCCACCGGATGCCGGTGCTCCACCACCACATCCGGCAAATACCGGATACATCCAGCCTTGCGACCGAGCGACGCCCAAAAGTTGTCGAAATACATGTGCACCAACGACGTCGGCGCCATATACCCCAACCCCCGGATGATGTCCGACGTCATCGCGCACTGCGTCGGCAGCGCCCGGCCCTGCAGCAAGTCATCCCCGTACACGATCCCGGTACCGAGCTCGTGCAGCGCATCGAGGTATGCCTGATCCCAGCCGACCGTGCGCGGCATGTGGTCGTCACCCATAAACCCCGCCGCGAACGCATCCCCCGCGATCACGACATCGACGGCGCAGCGCAGCGCCTCGCCCATGTTCCGCGACGGAAAGACCTGAGTCCTGTACAACCCGGTCCAGGCCGGATACTCGGCCCTCGTCGGATCGTTGTCATCCACCGCGAACACCACATGCGTGTCCGCCGTGCACGTCGCCTCAAACGCCGCCGCCAGCGCATGAGCCTGCCCCGGCCGTTCCCGAGACGGGACGACCACAACCAGATCAGGCATCCGAGACCGCGAATGCGACCCGCGCATCGAGCAGCGCGTCGGCATCAGGGCTGCAATGCCTCCCGTCCACGATCAACCGGGCCAGGTGGTCGTCGACCATCTCGACCTTGGTCAGGCCGAGCGCAAACCGATGGGGCTCGATAACGTAATTTGACACTGGCGCTTCAACCCGAAGAACGCCATGCGACTCCGTAATCACGTCAGCCATCCGTGCCTAGCGGGTTGACCGGAGGCTTGGCCTGCAGGACCGCATCCGCCGCCGCGATCCAAGCACCCTGGATTCGCTTGGACTGGTCAGCCCAGGCAGGGAGCGGATCACCCTTCACCGAGCGACCACCCACCGAGACGACGTACGCCTCGTAGGCGACCTGGCCGTAATCCGGAGTGTTCATCGGCGCGGGCTCTCATCCGCATCCTTACGCGGCCGCCCCAACACCGCACGCTTCGCCGGCTCCGGAACCTCATCAAACAACTCCGGACGGGCCTGCACCAACGGATGCTCCGAGTCATACTCGTCGCCGCCCGCCAACAACACCGGCACACCATCGTGACCGACGAAGCCGTGCTCGCCGTTAACCCGAACCTTGCTCATCCGATGCTCTCCTGCTCCTTGAAAGCGGCCCCGAACGTGGGGTCGTTGAGTAGCCCGCGCTCGGCGAGGTAGACGTCCATGGTGAGTTCGCGGTCCTTGATGTGGCCGATCTGCACGGCGGTGTTCACCCACACCCGACAGCCGGTCTGGATCGCCCGCCAACAAAACGTGATGTCCTCGGACACCGGGTTGCCGTCGTGCTCGGTCTCCTGGAACCACGGGAACGCGTCGTTATAGCCCGGCCGGCCGTTGCGGCGGGGCAGCTGCACATCCCGGATCCGCTCCAACGCCGACTTGTGAATCAACAGACACGCCGCCCCGGTCGCCGCCACCTCAAACATGGAGTCCGGGGGCCACTCGTGATAGCGGATGACCTGCGGGCTGTCCTCATCCCCCACCAGGCCAAACAGCGTGGGTTGCACGTTGGCCTTGTCGTCGAACCCGAAACACAGACCGCCCACGATCGGTGCCGTCACCGGATCAGCGTGCTCCAGCAGGCGCTCCACCGTGTCCGGCCGGAACACCATGTCCGAGTCCACCAACCACAACCAGTCAGCCTTGCCGTAGGCCAGGAACTTGCGGATCAGCCCGTTCCGCGGCCCGGACAGGTTCGCCCCGGCCTGCGTGCACAGCCGGCCGCCGCCGTTGACGATCCGCTTGTGGAACGCCATGTCGTACACCAGCAGGTCCAGCATCGACTCCGCGAAACCGGAGTGCACCAAGCCGGGCGACAGGTAGCCGACCACGACCTTCTCAGAAGGATCTCTCACAGAAATTTTTCTCCCAGGTATGCGGAACGCCCCGAGCACCTGGGACCCGGGGCGTTCCTACCCACCGGTGCGCTACCGGAGGGTGCCTATCAACTACGCCAGGCCGGCGGCCGGCGCATTCTGCCTACAACACGCATCAGCAGCCGACACAGCCTGCTCACACGCCCCACCCATATCCATCGGCGCACCCATATCGCCGCCATCGGACGTCTGGGTCTCACCCGTCGCAGGCACCATCGAACCGGGCATCGACATACATGACTCCGTTTCCGGTGGGATAGTCGGTGGCCCTTCTCGAATCAGGGCCACCGACTATTTGACTACTTTCTCAGGCCGCCAGAACGCGAACCCGAGACGGTCCTGCTAGGCGAGTGCCGTGGCGGCCGCAACCGTGTTGAGCTGCAGCAATCGGAACGCCGAGGCGTCCACCACGTCGGCCCCAACTCGCCAAAAAGCGAACCATCCACCTTGACCAGTCGGGCGACCATTCGACCCCTTCACAATGGGATCATACATTACCGCCATGCCGACACGATCCACAATATAGTATTCCGAGAAGTTACCGGCGAGCAGAATGTTCGCGCCCGTGGTAACAACGCCGGTCATGGAGGAGGCTTCGTAGGTGGGCTGCCCGAGGAGTTGGTTGGGGACTCCCATGCCGAGGTTGGCCCAGAAGGAGCTGCCGCCGGAGGTGTCGAACCGTCGGGTGAGGCTGAAGATCTTCTTGTTGCCGACCCAGGAGGCCTGCGATGCGTCCCGCGGGCGGAGCGCATCCGACGTGTTGTAGACGTCGCCGACGGCGAAGGCGTTGGTCGCAGCAGCGGTCACAATGCTCGCCGTGACGGCGGCCACGGCGGCGACGACACCGCGGGGGATGGTCGCACCCGTGTTGGCGACCGCGAAGGCCGCGCTCTCGAGGCGGTCCTTGGCGTCGGCCAGCAGCCTGCCGAGCTCCGAGGCGAAGCCGGAGTCGGCGAGCACCTCGTAGGAGCCGAACACCCAGGCGTCGGCTTTCTTGGGGGTGATGGTGGGCTGGGTGAAGGTCGGGGAGGCGTCTGCGGCCTCAGTGCCTTCCGCGGTCCACTCCGCCGTCACACCCGCGCTGGTGACACCGTTCCAGGTGTCGGTGGCGATGGTCTTGATGGTGGAGATCTGCCGGAACGGGTTGGCGGTGCCCGTGTTGGTGAGGATCACGGTGGGGTCGAGCGTGAACGGCACGAGGTAGCCGCCCTGCGCGTCCGTGAGGCTCATGGCGGCACGCATTGCTTCGCCGACGTAGGTGCCGCGGCTCGCGACGTACTCCCGGAACTGCTCGTGGTAGACGTCGCTGCCGGTGAGCAGCATGTGCCGGGCGATGAGCGGGGCGTGCCGGTTGTCGGCCTCAAGGAGGTCGTGGAGGCGTTCGCGCTGGTCGTCGGTGACGTAGCGGGGTGCGTCGTCGGCGGCCTTGAGCGCGCGGGACACGGTGTCACGCTCGTCGTAGGAGGCGTGGTTCCACAGCGACCGGACGAGTTCGCGCTGCACGCCCTCGTCGTAGGCTTCGACGTTCCGCTTGATCTGCGGGCCGCTGCCGTACTTCTTCGCGGTGGACGACGCCGGGGCCGGGGCGGCGGGCCAGGCGGTCTCGGCCGCTTCGGGGTTGAGCGCGGCCCGGAGCACGTCGTCGACCCGCTTCTCACGCTCGAGCGCGGCCTCGCGGTCCTTCTTGAGGCCGTCGAACTCGTCGAGCAGGCCGATGGACCGCTGGAGGTCGTCCTCGGACGGGTCCTCCTGGTCTTCGATCACCTGCATTTCGGCCCGGAGGGCCTCCATCTTGACGCGGAGCGTCTCGGAGATGCGTTCCACTTTATTTGAGTCCTCTGTCTCGCAAGCCCGCTTCGAAGCGGAGCTTCAGGTGGTGCCTGCGCAAGTGCCCCGGGTCTTGGGGCTGGTTGGCGGCGTCGCCTGGCTCCGGGGTGGAGGTGGCGGTGGACGTCTCCTGGTCCTCAACGGGCTGTTGGGGAGTGGTAGACGCGAGCATGCGGAGTATTTCCAGGCGTTCGGCCTCGGTGAACGTGTTGGTTTCGAGGGCGGCGCGGATGGCCAAGATCCCGGCTTCGGCGTAGGCCGGGTTGGGGGTGGGCCCGTACTCGGACAGGCCGAGTTCGTTGCGGATCACGGTGGGCAGCGCCCCTCCTCGGGTCACGCGGGGCAGCCGGTCGGGGGTGGATTTGAAGATCCGCCCCCGGAAGGAGTAGCCGCGGATGTCGCCGTTGAGGATGGCCTCAAGCACTGAGTCGGCGAGGGGTCCGCGGTTGTAGCGGGTGACGGTGAGCAAACCTTTGCCGTCGGGCCGGATCTCGACCGGGGATCCGATGGGGACGGAGCCGAGGTCGGAGGGGGTGCCCATCGCGGTCAGGGCGTGGTTGTAGAACACGTTGACCCGCTCGATGCCGAGCCCGATTTGCCGGTTGAACGCGCGGCGGTCGACCTGTTCGATGTAGTGGCCGTGGACGTCGCGGATTTCGGCGGGGGTGTCGAACACGGCGGCGTAGGCCTTGACGGTGCGGCCGTCGCGGTGGCCGTCGGCGCCGCGGAGGATTTCGATGTCGTCCAGCGCCCATGAGCGTGCGTAGAGGATGGGGTCGGACACGGTCAGCCTCCGGGGGTGGGCGTGGCAGAAGCGGGTGGCTGCGCGGGCTGGGCGGCCGGTTTGGGGCCTGGTTTGTTCGCCGGCTGGGGCGCGGGGGCGGGTTTGGCCGAAGTGGGCCCGGCGGCTGCTCCGGCGTGCGGGGGGCCGGGCGGCAGCAGCTGCACGCTGACCAAGCCGGTGTGTTGGCCATGCAGGAGGGACAGGTCTTCGCCGGTGACGGCGGTGATCGCGCCTTCGGGTTTGAACCCGGCCATGATCAGCCCGTTGATGGTGGCGGCTTGGGCTTTCTGGATTTCGGCGGCGTCTTTCTGGTCTTCACGGAGGAACGGCACGTCGCGGGCGTCGTACCAGAGCCGGACGTCTTGGCCGGGGCTGGTGACGATGTTGGCGAAGCATCCGGCGGCGTTTTGCCACAGCGGGTGCATGGTTCCGTCGGCGAACCTGCGGCGGGCCTGCGCGTAGTTGCTGTAGGTGGCCGAGGCGAGGCCTTCGGACAGGCCGACGATGATCGGCGGCACCCCACCCGCCGCCGCAATCCGGGTTTCGCCGTGGCCTTGAATGTTTTTGAAGTCCATCGCGGCGAAGTTGTCGCCGATGACCTTCACGTCGGCGCCGCCGCCCAGGTAGAGGGTTTTGTAGGCGTTGGTGTAGCCGCCGTGGTTGGTGTCCATGGCTTCTTTGAACGCCTGGAACGCGGCCAAGGACACGTCTTTGTCGAGGCTGACGGACAGGTTCGGTGTTGCGGCGTTCTCGAAGAACCGGGACTTGTGGACGCCCATGGCTTTGTCGTTGGTGATCTCCCGCAGGACGGGGGTGAGCCAGGACATGCCGCGGTAGTTCGCGAGGGGGTCGGGGTTGGGGGCGAAGTGGACAACCTCGTCGGGGAGGAACGCGACCGGGTCGTTGCCGCTGTTGGGCCCGGCTTCCCAGTAGACGTAGCCGAGGCGTCGCCACCCGGCCTGTCCGCCGCGGATCATGCGGGGTTCGAGGACGATCTGCACCCAGTCCGGGCGCAACCGGACGAGCTCGGTGGCCGGGGTAGATGTCCGGCCGGGTGCCATGTCGGCGCCGACCTGCGCCGCATCGACCCAGTAGGAGTTTCCGGCCAGGTCGGCGTCTTGCATCATCTGCAGCAGCATGTCTTGGGTGGTGCCACCCACCCAGGGCTGCTCCAACGGCGCCAACGCTGCGGTCCCGAACAGCTCCGACGGACGCCCTTTGTTCAAGCGTTGCCATTGGAACCGGACCGCGGAGAAGACGAGCATGCGGACGGCCATGACGGCGAACACGACACCGTTGGCTTCGTAGGCGTGCCGGGCGTACGCCTCAAGATCGTTGGAGATGGCTTCGGCGGGTTGGGTGCCGTAGGTACCGGTGACGTTGGAGGTGAGGTTGTAGTTGATGCCGCCGAACCCGAACCCGACACTGTTGACCGCAGCCAAATAGTCGTCGACCGTCGTGATCGAACGCGCAGCCTCAGGGGTGGGGCGGGCGAGGATTCTGCTGAGCAGCGACGCCACCGCCGTTACCGACCAATCCGGGTCGGCGCATCACCGTCAGCGGGTGGGGGCGGGCCGAAGTCGTGGGTCAGCACCGCGAACACGATCACCAGGACGCCGATGGTGAGCAGCGCCCACGCCGGCCCGGCCAGCAGAAACACTGCGGCCACCACCAACGCGGCGCCGACGATCAGCAGCCCCAGGGTTACCCCCACGCGACCCACGGGACCACCTCCTCTTGAGCTCCGTAGAGCCGGAAACCATGCGCCGCCGCGGTGATGGCGACGAGTGGGCTGATGTCGGCGGTGGTGTCTTTCCGGTCCCACGCCCACGCGTCCGCCGACCGGCGGGTGGTGGCTTGGGCGACGGCGTCGTT